CCAACAATGTGAGCATAAGTCATGACTAAGGATGATCAGGTTGTGATCGTTAATGATCGGATTGAATCGGATTTTTCACAATTACTATCAGGGCAATTTGGTTCACCGACCCCGCGAATACATACACCGCTGAATGATTTACCATCCCGGGGATTTGAAATTATAGATTTTGCATCAATGTTGAAAATTGATTTGATGCCCTGGCAAAAATTTGTGTTGGAGCATTCACACAAAGTTAAAACTGATGGCAGATGGGCAACCCCGATTTCATGCACCATTGTTTCCAGGCAGTCAGGTAAATCTACGCTGATGTTATTGCGGATTTTGGCTGGCATGTTTATATTTGATGAGCCGTTGCAAATCTCATCTGCTCATAGGCTAACAACATCCCTGGAGCAATTCCGGACTTTGGTTGGTTTAATTGAAGCCAATGATGATTTAGCAAAAAAGGTGCAGCGGATTAAATGGTCACATGGCAATGAGGAAATCACAGTGTCAAACAAAACTGGAATTTCACGGTTTGCAATTAAGGCGGGAAATAGCGCAGCCCGTGGCACATCTCCAAGCACCGTTTTACTTGATGAGGTGCGCGAACAACATGATTTGCAGGGGTTTGCATCATTGCGGTATTCATTACTTGCAGCCAAGAATCCAATGATTATGACATTTTCCTCGGCAGGTGACCAACATAGTTTGGTGCTTAATCAATTGCGTGATAGAGGGATCGCAGCCGCAGCGGGCGCACCTGATGATATTGCTTATTTTGAATGGTCAGCCCCAACAGATGATGTCAATGATGCCAAAAACATAATTGCCAGCGTTCCGGCATTAGGTCACACAATCCATGCCGATAATATCTCCCAATTACTTAATGATCCCCATGAAGTTGTGATGACTGAAGTATTGAGCAGATGGGTTGCCACCATTACCGCAGCCGTTGGTGAAATTGAATGGCGTGCTTGCCAATCCCCTGAGTTGGATTTAAACCCTGAGAAAATCACTTGGATGGCATTAGATCACTCACCTGACCGCCGCCATGCAGCGTTAGTTGCCGCCCAACAATTAGATGATGATAAATTTGTAATCAAACTACTTCATACCTGGACAAATGAATTGACCCTGGATGATAAGGCAATCGCCAATGAAGCATCTGCCTACTGCCGCAAATACCCAATTGAACATTTGTTGTTTAGCCGTAAGACAAGCGGTGCGGTGGCAGATCGCTTACGCCATGCAGGAATCCCAGTGCAGGAAGCAGATGGTTACTATCCGCAATCAGTAGATGAGTTTTTGTCAGCAATTAACAGCGGCAGGTTGCGGCATCTAAATCAGGAATCTTTAAACATCCAGGTGCTATCAGCGGTGAAATTAAACCGCGGTGATGGCGGTGTAGTTTTTGGGCGCAGGGCTTCACAATCCGCAATCTGCGCAGCCGTGGCAGGTGCGCTCGTTTCACATTTTGCGACACGCCCAAGCACAGATGTAGACATATTAATCGGTTAGTGCTAAAACCCTGAAAAAATTACCGCATGGCGATACTGGACAGATTTAGATTAATAAAGACTGATGCTCCAGTGTCATCCCCTGATGTCGCAGCAACTAACCTTGCCCCATTAAATAATTTAAATTCACTTTACACATTTATTAACACGCCAATTAGTGCAACATATTCAGAATTTATTTCAATACCTAGCGCATCACGCGCTAAAGGAATAATTGCAGCATCAATTGCCAGCATCCCATTGGTGTTGCGAGATCGCACAACTGGCATAAGATTAGATGCACCGCGCGTAATTGACACACCTGATCCAAGATTACCAGGTCAAGCAACTTACGGTTGGTTAGCCAGTGACATTTTGCTATATGGGTTCGGATATTTTCAGATTACCGATATATATTTGGATACGCAACGCGTAAGATCAGTGCAACGCATTGCACCTGACCGCGTAGGAATTGAAACCAATGCCAATGCCACAGAAATCACAGGATACACAATTGATGGTGGATACAAACTGCCTGATTTTGGTGTTGGCAGTATGGTTGTTTTCTACAATCCTGGTGATGTTGGTGTTTTAAATAGAGCAGGGCGCACCATTCGCACTGGCGCAGAATTAGAGCGTGCGGCAATGAATTATGCCCGTGAGCCAATTCCATCAATGGTTTTAAAATCAAATGGTTCAGCATTGCCCGCAGATCGCATTGCAAAATTATTGGATCAATGGGGTATTGCGAGAAGAAATCGCACCACCGCATTTTTAAATTCTGACATTAATTTGGAAAAAGTTGGTTTTTCACCTGATGAATTAGGATTAAATACTGCCCGCGAACACATTGCAACTGAAATTTCAAGAGCGTGCGGCATTCCTGCATATTTCACTGATGCACCCGGTGGATCATCAATGACTTATTCAAACGCAGTAACCGCGCGGCAAACATTATTGGATTTCAGTTTGATTCCAATTTGTGATGCAATTTCCCAAAGATTATCAATGCCGGATTTTGTGCCATCATCACAGGTGGTCAGGCATGATTTTGATGTGTATCTACGCGGATCAGCATTTGAACGCGCGCAAATCTATGAAATATACAACCGCATTGGCGTAATGACCGCTGATGAAATTATGAGAAAAGAGGACATGGCATTATGAAACTAACAACACCAATGACAATTACCGCAGCGGATTCTGAATCACGCACTATTACAGGGCGAATTGTTGCATTTAATGAAGTAGCAAACGCATCAACTGGAAAAGTTGTTTTTGCTAAAGGTTCAATTGCACCTAAAGATGTTTTTTTAAATTTAGAGCATGACCGCACCCGCAGGATTGGGAAAACTTTAAGCATGAATTTAAATTCAGATAAATCTATCGAGGCAACATTTCGTATCTCGAATACGCAAGCGGGCTCAGACGCAATTGTCGAGGCACTAGATGGACTACGCGACGGATTCAGTGTCGAATTGGCAGTGAATGATTACGAGATGGCAAAGGATGGCACTATGAAGGTTTTATCAGGCGAATTAACTGGAGTTGCATTAACCAGTGAGCCAGCCATTAAATCAGCGCGTGTCACTAAAGTGGCAGCAACTGATGATGAAAATTCTGAAACCGAAACAAAGTCGGATGCAGATCAAACAACACCTACCGAAGGAGAAAACAAAGTGGCAGACACTATTGTTGAAACACCTGCCGCACCTACTGAAACAGTAGAGGCGACACAATCAATTCAAGCAACATCACACACACCAATGTTTTATGCAAAACCAAGAAGCCCAATTGTAAATATGGGATCATGGGTTGAGCATTCAATTAAAGCGCAATTAAATCCAAATTCAGATTCAGCACTTTATGTTAAAGCGGCAACTGATGATTTGGCAACAACTAATGTTGGTTTTAATCCAACACGCCAATTAAGTGAAATAATTAACGGGTTAAGCAATGCAACCAGGGCAAACATTGATGCAATTAGTCAAGGTGTGCTTCCTGATTCAGGGCTACAATTCCAAATTCCAAAAATAACTGCCGTTGCTGAGGTTGCAGCCGTTGCGGAATCAGGTGCGGTCACAAATACTGGAATTACATCAGAATATTTGAATGTGGATATCAGTCGCTTTGCGGGTCGTAACATTCTGACAACTGAGATCATTGAAAGAAGTAGCCCCGATTTTTTCAACGAGTTAATTTTGATAATGTCAAGTGCTATGGCGCTTGCACAAACTAAAGCCGTTGGCACTGCATTACTTGCAGGCGCAACCGCTGATGGCACACCAACTGCAAACACCGCAGCTGGATTGCTTGGTTTTACATCCCGATCAAATGCAGCAATTTATTCCTCAACACAAAGATTTGCCAGGTCATTAATTGTTTCACCTGATCAATGGTCAAATATTATGTCTTACAATGTAAGCGGTGCACCGTTGTTTAATGCTTATCAGCCACAAAATCAAACAGGTTTAGTGACTGGTCAATCACAAATTGGATTGGTTGCAGGTTTAAATTTCTATTGCGACAATTCAGGTGTGATCACTGGTTCAGGTGATAACTCAATGGTTGTTGTTGAACCTAATTCTTATACATGGTATCAATCACCAAATTACCGCCTAGATGTAAACAAGCCATCTGACGGAACTGTAGAAATTTCCATAAATTCTTATGGAGCAATCGCAACCAAAATTGGTGCGGGCGCAAGGAAATTTAATTTCACATAAATTCTAAATCATGGGTTGTAGTCGCTCCCGAATGCAACCCAGTTGTAATGTAGGAAGGATTAGACATGCCAATCATTGATGCTGATGATTTAAGAGCCGTGCTTGGCGTGTCTGATTCCATGTATTCAGATGCATATTTAGATCAAATAATTGCTAGCAGCGAATTGGTATTGCTGCCATTACTTACTGCCTACACATCAGCAATTGATTCTTATGAAATCACAGATGATGTTATTTATTTTGTAACTACACGAGCCAATTTTTTTGTAGAGGGTCAATCAGTTGTAGTAACTGGTTGTGGTGCTTATGATGCGTCATACACAGTCAATGCACGGACATCTGATGTGTATATGTTTGCTGCGGACTTAGTCACAGCCGACACCATACTCACGCCAGTTATCCCCGCTGGTCTAGCCGCGCTTGATGGGTCTAGTGCGGCTGAGATTTATGCAAACAATGATGCAATAAAGAATGCTTTACTCGGATTAAGCACTGACATATTTCAAGCGGTCATTGCTCCTGGTTCAGTTTCAGAGGGCGTTGATTTTGCCCAAACAATTTTCAGGACTGGCAGGTCAATGATCAATAGGCAATTTGGTTTGCTTGCACCATTTATGGACACAGAAACAATTTGCCAATGAGTGCATCAATTGCTGAAGTGCGAGCAGATTTAGCAACTGCACTGCAATCTATCGGTGCAACCGTGTATTCATTTGTTCCGGAAGCGGTGATTCCCCCTGCATGTGTGATTGTGCCGGATGCAGTTTATTTGGAATCAACCTTAATCAGTAAATCAGCGGTAAATGTCAGGATCAATTTTATCATAACCGCAGCGGTTGCTTACAATTCAAACCCTGGCGCATTAGATAATTTAGAAAAATTAGTCATTCAAATTTTGGGCATAATGCCTGATGGTTATGTTGTAGGAGATGTGCAACGCCCAACCATAACAAACATCGGAACATCTTCACTTTTAATTGCTGATCTAGCGGTTAGCACTTATTACAACCAAGACACATAAGGAGAAAACATGCCAACAACAATCATCACAGGTCGCGACATCACATTCACAATTGATTCTGATGATTATGATGCACAAGCAACATCTGCAACATTAACAGTTGCAAGCACAATTAATACTTATCAGACATTAGATGGAAAAGCATATTTCACAACCGATACGCAGGGAACATTTGCAGTTGAAATGTTGTCTGATTGGGGTGCAGCATCATCATTGTGTGAAGCATTGTGGACTGCCGCAACTAACGCACCAAATACAGGATTGGCAGTTTCATTGACCGCTGATACTGGAGCAGTGTTTGCATTTGATGTTCAGCCAATTTTGCCATCAGCCGGTGGCACTGCACCTGATGCACAAACCGTTTCATTGTCATTCACATGCGTGACAACGCCAGTTGCCACATTTAGTTAATTAAAGAATCGGGAGCAAACAAAATGAAGTTACCAATCACAATTGAATATGCAAATGGCGAAGCGGCAACATATACCGCCCAACCACCTGAGTGGCTCAAATGGGAAACCAAAACAGGTTTTACAATAGGTCAAGCGCAAGACAAGATGGGAATCAGTGACTTAATGTTTTTGGCGTATCACGCACATAAACGCGAAGCCGCTGGCAAACCAGTCAAGGCGTTTGATATTTGGTGTGAAACCGTTGCCAATGTGACAGTTGGTGACAGTGAAACCCCAAAAGCCACAAACGCGGCAGTCTAAATTATTTGGTGATTGATTTAGCAATTGCTACATCAATACCAATGAATGAATGGCAAACCGCGGAGCAGATTTTAACCGCAATGGAGATTTTGGAGAAGCGCAATGGCAGTTAAAAAAGGTCAAGGGATTTATTCCATAACCTTAGAGCCAATGGCATTGCGTGATTTACGCCAGTCATTGCGTTTAATGGATAAGGAAACATCAGGAAAAATCCGCGACATGGCGCAACCATTATCAAAAAGACTTGCAGGTCAATTGACTATGTTTGGAATGCAAGCACCTGCCCCACAAACAAAGTTAGTTTTGGAATCAATGCTGACCCCGCGTGATCGTTTGATCAGGGTTGATTTAGGCGGCAAGAAAAAAGTGGGAACACCTTACGGTGGAAAAAAGAATGCCAGGGGTGTTAAGACTAAACAAAATCGTGCAGCCGCTGGTGAATTGTTATGGGGAACAGAGTATGGCTCACAACAAGGAGTTGATCGCACCGGGCGCAATTACACAAACAGATTTAAAGCAAGATACAAAGAATCAGGTTATTGGATCGCCCCTGCAACAAATTATTATGCGCCAATTGTTGCTAAAGAGTATTCAGACGGGTTCACCGCAGTTGTGAAGGGGTTGGGATTAGATGGCAACTCCTAAAGTATCCATCACTTTTGATGCCGATTTAAGTGCATTAAAAAAAGCCACCGCTGATGCTGAAAAAAGCGTTGGAACATTTGAGGACAAAGTATTAAATTTTAGTAAGAAAACCGCCGCAGCATTTGCGGTAGTAACCGCCGCAGCCGCAGCCTATGCAACAAAATTGGTAATTGA